TTTACAGCCGTCGAAAAGTAACCCGGCGTCAGCTCGATGCCGATGAACTTGCGGCCTTCGTCCAGCGCAACAAACCCCTCTGAGCCGACGCCAGCAAACGGCGACAGCACGACATCACCCGGCGACGACCACAGTTCCAGGCACCGGCGAATCAATCCGAGCTGTAGCGGGCAGATGTGCTTCTCGTCCTTTTCATCGCGGGCGATGCGAAAGTTGAGCACGTCCGTTTGGTCGATATCCCACCAAACCGGCTCTGCATACCGACGCCAAATCTCCACGCTCGTCCGTCCGTCGCGACCCTTGCGCGCGTATTTCGACGGGTGTTGGTCAGTCTCGCGCGGGTCGAGCTCCAGATCGCCGATATACCGCTCGAACCCATTCGGACGCTCAATCGGCTTCGTGCTCAGATTGTCACCGGGCGGCGTCTTGCGGAATGCCAGCACGTAGTCCGCCATGCCTTGCCGGATCTGCGAAGAATCGCGCATCACGGTTTTATGGAGGAGCCCGTTGTTGTTGGTCCGTTCCCGCTCCGTCACCGGGCACTTCCACACCGTAACCCGGCTATGGAACGTCCACCCGGCGCGCTCCATGGCGGCGATGCACTGACCGGGAAAGTCGCGTAGGCCGCTGGCGCCGTCACTGTTGCGATACGTCGGCAGGTCTTTGACGTGCATCACGCACAGCCGGCCCGTCGTCGTCACGCGAAGCAGTTCCGGTGCGAGGAATCCGAAGTGCGCGAAGAACTCCTCATCGCTCGCGCAGTTGCCCATATCGGCCTCGGAGTCAGAGTACATGTACAGGCTGGAAAACGGCGGCGAAAACACCGTCAGGTCTACCGACTCGTCGGGTATACCCTTGATGACTTCGCAGCAGTCGCCGTTGTAGAGCGCCCAGTTGCGGCCGTGCCGCTCGTCTAAAATGCTGAAATTCTCGACCATTAGATCCACCTCGGAAGATTCATCTGTTTTGTGCCGACGGCCGATGCAAGCTGGCGCCGCCCGGTCCCGTTTTGAATTGCCGCCATCGCGTGAACCATGGCCGCTTTCATTTCTTCGTGCTTCTTCTGCTTTTCGCGGATCGTCTTGAGTACAGGGCCCTCCGTCTCCGCGATGACCATGTAGGCATCAACCGGCCGCGTCTGTCCGAAGCGCCAGGACCGCCGAACGGCCTGATAGAACTGTTCGTAGGAGTAGGACAGGCCGCAAAAAATGTGACGGTTGCAGTGCTGCCAGTTCATGCCAAAACCCGCGATTGATGGCTTTGTGACAATGCGCTCGAACTCGCCGTTAGTGAACCCGAGTAGCTTCTCCTCTTTCGCTTCCGTGCGCTCGTCACCGCGCACCTCGATAGCGCCGTCGATCACGCGCATAAGCTCGTCGGCCTCGTAGTTTGTGTTGCACCAGATGCACCACGGCTCTTTCGAGTCGCCGATGATCTCGGCAACGCGAGCCGCCCGCGCCGGCGCCGTCAGCCGCATCTCCCGATGCAGTCCCGTCGCCGATACGTCCGCCACCCGGAACAGTTGGCCGTTGGCGTTGATGGATTGATCGACGGAGACGATCTCCTCGTGGATATTCAGCGCTGGCATCACCCAACCGTCGTCGGAAAACCCAAGGTCTGACGGTTTCTCCATGCACACCGACCACGACGCCACCCAGCGCCAGTAGTCCGCCTCAGCATGGCCTTTCAGCCGGTAGCCGCCCGCCTTCATGGTGTCGTTCAGGAACCACCGCATGAGCATTTGGGCGCCGCTCATGATGTCTAGGAACTCCGAGTGGTTGCCGAGCTCCATGTGGTCGTTTGGCGACGGCGTAGCCGAGCAACAGAGCTTGTATGGCGTGTTGGCGAACGAGTCTTGCAGGAGTCTCCGCGTTGCGCCAGTGAAGTTCTTCAGGATGCTCGACTCATCCAATACGATGGCGTCGAAGTGGCCCGCGTCGAAATGCTTGAGCATGTCGTAGTTGGCAACATTGACGCCGCGGCGCACGTCCTTTTGACTTCGGCACTGCGTGATCTCAACGCCGAACTTCGCGCCCTCAGCTACGGTCTGCGCAGTCACCGCCAGCGGCGCCAATATCAGCGCATCGCCGCCCGTATGTTGGCAGACCTGCCGCGCCCATTCCGCTTGCATGGCCGTCTTGCCGCTACCACACTCAGTGAATAGCGCGAACTTGCCGGCGTTCAGCGCCCGCGTGATGCTTTGCTTTTGGAAGCCGAAAAGTTTGCTGTTCAGGTCGAACTCTCCGGAAATCCCGGATGGTTGCGGCTGAACGTGCTTGCCGTCAAGAAACGCCCGGTAGCCGCTCACACCCGCCCCCCATCCAACGTCGCCCAGCCCTGCACGGTCGTCGGCCCCTTCTCCCACTCCCCGCCAGGCCCGCGCAATCCCGGCCACGCCTGCGCCACCAGCCGCGGCGCGATCTCCGCCGGCCGCTGTTTCGTCCCGGCCTGCCGCCGCTTCGCCTGCGCCGACGCACTGCCAGCCGTCGCGCCCTTCGCCCGCTCCCGCGCTGAGTGCTTTTCGCAAAACCGCGCGTTTTTCGACCGGTGCGCAATCGACGCCCCGCAAGGGCACTGCCGCGCGGCGTTCGCAGCTTCGGCTGTAGCCACCCGGCACGGCTTGCACGCCACTTGGCGAATGTCGTTGCCGGTGAGGACCGCCGCGCACACCCGGCATGGTTTCGCCGTGCGGGTGCGTGCCGCGGCTTGCTCCGCGCGGCGCTCGACTAATCCGCAGTCGCGGCAGATCGCCCGCCCCGGCTTGTACCGGTCAGACTCCGCCCATAGCGGAGTGTCGCATCGCGGGCATGGGTCGCCCGGTGTCCATTTGTTTCTCATTTGCTCCCTTTCCTCCCCCGCGTCGGCAAACCGGGGTTACTGCTCAAATCTTGAACGGCTCCAACTCATACGGCAGATACAGCGGATGGCACGGCTCTCCACCCTTCGACACCCGCAGCGCGTGCGGCTCAAACTGCTCCACAATCCGCCTCACCTCAACCGAGCGCCCTCGATATGTCCCATGCGCGCCCCAAGCGCAAATCACCAGATCCGACATCGCCGCCGCGGTGCGAATGTACGCATCGTTGGCCGGCCCCACCGGATCACCCTGCGCCCGCATCACGCGCGGATCAGTCGCGCGGTAGGCGAAAATATTGGTAACTATCAGCCCGCCGTAGCCCCAGGCGCGCGCCCGACGCTCGCAACGCTCCACGGTTGGATCGTTGGCGATCTCGTCAGCGGTGGATGGGTTAAGCATCAGGAAGTTGACGCGCTTTGGCCCACCCCAGGCGATTTGAAGCCAGTAGCGATACTGCCGGCACCGGGAAAATTCGGCAATGCGGGCGAAGGCCGGCGGTTGGCGGGTCATGTGCGGCGCTCCTTCTCCCACTCGGCCTTGCAATGATCTAGGAATGAACCATTGCCATCCCACAAACCGCCGCAAATCATAACTCTTAACGATCCCCACTCGTCTCGCCCAAACAGCCATGCCAGCAACTCCAGCGCCTCAGCGCCCATCTCTCTGGCCGCTTCCCAGTCGTCCGGGCCTACCAGCTTTTTGTACCGCAGCACCTCAGCCGCGCGTGCGGGGGTCATGCGATCCCCAGATATTTGAGCGTCAAGCCTAGCAATGCGACCAGCCCAGTCAGCAAGACGACAACGCCAAATAAGGCAAGCACGATGAGAGCCATCGACTCCCAGCCTTTGAGCAAAGACCCTTTACTCATTCCCCACCTCCACAACCCAGCCCCACTTGCCGCCGCGCTTCTCGACGGTGATGGCGGTGATGGTCGACTGCTGCCCGCAGGTGTTGCGCTCGGCGAGAATGATGCGGTCGCCGGCGCCGCCGTAGGGGCAGGTGACGCCCCACTGGTACTTCAGCCCGCGCCCGTCCTCGTTGATCGGTCCCCACCACTCCCATTCACTCAGTTTGGTCTCGATTTCTCGGCACCATGTCGCGTTCTCATGCGGCTGCGCCGTGTCGAAGCCTTGTTTTCGCAGGTCAATCGCACGCCAGAACCGCCGCTCGCCGTTGGCGTAGGCGGTGGATTCGGCGCGGTTGAGTCTCAATGTCTTCACGATGTCCGGTCCTTTCTTCGCTCAATGGCGCGGAGGGTCTTTGCGTGACGATGGACGGCACGCCATTGTCGGTCAAGATATGGGTCGTCGCCGTATATCTCCGCTAGCCCAAGCGTCACTCGGTAGCGGTCATTTGCTGACTTAGCCAGTTCCCGCGCAATCCACAGCCGCTTGCGGGCCATGCGGACGCGGCGGATCACGGCTTCACCTCCGGTATCTCCGCCAGTCGCTTCGTTAGAGCCGCGTTTATCCGCCGCGCTTCGGCAATTGCCATGTGAGCAGCCGCTTCTACATTGTCAGCGGCACCGATAAGCTGGCCCATTGCCATTACGTCAAATAACCCCGTGCGGTAAGTAAACGACAACTCCAGCACTCCGACTAGTTTCACCGTATAGCACTGGTAATGCTCTCTCCATTTCACCCCGGCAATCTCTACCGTCTGCGGAGATGGCATCTTGCAATATCTGCTCATAGCTTCACCTCCCACGCGGCTTCGACGGCGGCGATGGCGGTGAGCTTAGGGTCATGCTCGCCAGCCCATGCGGTATCCAAACTAAACCCATGGCGGTCGGATACGATGCACCACGTATGGTTCCCGGTGTGCTCCTTCGCCCGCTCCACCTTCGCCCAAGCCGCCGCGCACCGGGCGAGGTCGGCAATGTCAGACGCATCGAAATATGCGCCAAAGCCATTGCCCGTATCTTCGATTGCCTCGTTGCAGCGGTATACGAGGGCCTCCAGCCGTTTAGCGTCCATCGAGGGCCTCCAGTCGGTCGGCTTCGGCTTTGCAGAACCGGGCGGCTAGATCGCGCTGGTAGTACGACAGGTCGCTTTTATTGGTCGCCATAAATAATCGCGCCATTTCTCTCGACGCCTTCGCCTTCAGCCGTCCCAGCGACTGCGCCGGGGTGCGGGCAAGGGCGGACGAAGCATCTCTACTCGCAGTTACGACCACCGCCCAAATCGCCGATTCAGAGTAGCCGTTGACGGGCGGTTTTGAGTTCTGCCTGATCCAATCAAACTGGACTCGCGCTAGATCCAGCGCCGCTCTCAGGTCCGCGGCGTGCGCCTGGGCCTCGTCGCGCTCCCACCATGCTTCAAGCGCTATCTCTGCCAGCGTCCTCTCAGCCATTCGGCACCTCCGCATTCAAATACACGCCCTTCATCTTGTCCCGCGTAATCGCCGCGTCACGATTCGCCGCCGCCCAGGCCGCGATCCAGTTCCACACCTGCGCCCGCGTTGGCTTCCAGCGCAGGTAGGCGCCGCCGCCCAGCAAAAACAGTCCAATCGTTGCTATTTCCATGTCCCTATCCTATTCCGCAGCCGGCCGCGTCGTCTTGCGGCCAAATTGGTACTTCGCTATCTCTGCCAATGGGCAGATGTAGCGTTGCAACTGCCAGGCTTCCGTCCGCGCTTGCGCCGCCCATGCTGCTGGCAGCGGCCCGCGGATCTTCCGCCATCGCCACGCGGCCATATACGCGCGGTGGTAGCACCGTTGGCACTCTCCGCAATGGCATGTTTCGCGTGGCATAACTCTCCTTTGTTTTCGGCGGGCCAGTGTCTCCCCGGCCCGCCTCAAGAATCCAAATCCAACAGGTGTATTCAGTGGTTTATAAGCTCAGACTGCCTCTTTTCTGGAGGTCGTAGCCGCCCCCGGTCTGCCGTCCCGCGCGGATTTCCGAGATCGTGCGCTGTATTGGAACGGCAGGCCGCGGGCGGTTGCCCGCGGGTCTAAAATGGCAGGTCGTCGTCTCCAACCGCGAACGGGTCCGAGTTGGCCGGCCGCGCCGCAAATGGTGACGCCGTAGCCGCTGCCCGAGCAAAGCCACCGCCGCCGCCCACCTTCGGCTTGCAAACCACCTGCGCAGACGTGTCGCCGTACTGGTTGACTTCGGCCATGACTGACGCCTGCTGGCCGATGAACGTCTTTTGGATGTGCAGGAGCCATGTCTCCTGGTGGCCTAAGCCATCCTCCGTGCAGCCAAACTGCTTGCAGCGGATCTGCGCGGCCTCCCACTGCGGAACCTTGCTCGCCGCCTTGTCGTCTGGGTTATTGACGAGCGAGTTGGTAAGCCACCAGACGCCCGTGATCGTGCCACGGTCGGACACTTCAACGGTGATCTGAAGGCCTGGCGTGCCCTTCTTTTCGGACTTGATGTACTCGACCGCGACGATGCCGCCCGTGTACCACGCGCCATGCTCAAACATTCGCCACCGCCACGGGTTCGCGCATCAGTTCGGCTTCGAGGGCGTCTAGCGCGGACGCCGATTTACTCGCCACGCGCTGCTGCTCCGTCTCCTGCACGACCATCTCCAATGTCACCGGTTCGGTCGTGTCCGGGATATCCATGCCGAGCGTAGCGGCCGGGCAGACGCGCCGCTGAAGCCGCGTGATGCACCGCGCGAACAGCATGTCCATGGGATTCATCTTCCAGTTCTCTTTGCCGTCGAGTTTGCCGCGCTTCGCGTCGTCCATGGTGTAGGTGAAGATGTGCGGTTTGCCTTCAGCGTTGAGGTATGGCCGACCGTCCTTCGTGGCGATCAGCGAGCACTCACTCATGTCGTGCTTCGCAAACAGCCAGTGCCAGCCGTGCCGCTGGAGAAGCCCGGCGCGGAGGCTCGCCCGCATCGCCACCACGCCCTGAATCACGTCAAAGGCATTCAGTGATGTATCCCGGTCAAGCCCAAACGGGCGCCCAGCGGCAATCCGCATTTGCACCTCGTCCTGATTCTGGCACCCCGGCCGCTTGCGGACGTGGTAGGCTTGCGCCCGGTCGAGTAACATGCGCTCGGCCTCCTGGCGCATCGTCTGGTCTGTCACGCGGTCCAATAGCGTGGCAATCCGCTCCATCTCCTGAACCTGATTCATTTCCACGGCTTGCGCCGATGGCTGTGTCGTACTCATTGCTTTGCTCCCTTTATTTTCAAAATCTTCAACGGCCGGCTCACCGACCGCTTTACCACGTCCGCATAAACGTCCGGGTATTTCGCCTTCAGCGCGTCGGTATCGACCCGCGAAGTTTCCACCACCCGAAACTTCACATACTCGCCGTTCCCCGCCGCCGCCTGCTCATTAACGCCCATCAGCGCGTCAATCCCAAGCCGGTGCGCTTCGTCCTCCGCGGATTCGTCGCCCGTGCGGAGAATGTCGGCCATTTTCTCCGCACGCGTAATAAGATCCTTCGCCCGCTGGTACTCTGCCACCAGTGGTGGCAGCCCCTCGATTTGGACTAACCCTTGGTCGCTCACCGCGGACCACTCGTCCATCTGGCACGTCGGCTCCCACTGGCAGGACTCACAGCGCCCGTCGCGCTCCTCTAGCCATGCGGGCGTCACGCGCTGGTCTACGTGGTGCGACACGAACCAATCGACCTTTTTAGCCACAGCCGCCATGAGTTGTTCGTTCGCCTGGAAGGTGAACAAGTGGAGCTGCCCGGTCTCCCGGTTCAGCGCGGCGAGGCAAGCCCACGACCAGCCAAGCACGCGCATATACCACTGCACCTGCATGAGATAGCCCAGCGGCACGCCAGCCCGCTTCCAGTCCCAGTAGGCCCGGTCGCTTACCGTCTTGATTTCGAGCACGCCAGGTCCCCATTCGTGCCCGACGATGGCGCGGTCAACCCGTTGCAGTTCGTGGCCGTTGGCGGTCGCGCGCTTGCGGCGGATCTTCCATCCCGTTTGCTCTTTGACCATTTCCGCTACGCCGTCCTCCATCAGCTTCCCGGCTACAATCGGCCCGGTCATACGGAAGTCACGGTCAGGCGGCGCCCCGGTCTTCTGGTACCACAGCCGGCGCGCGCAGCCGTAGGGCTCAAGGCCGAGCACATGCGCGACGTCGGTGCCGCCGATGAAGCCTTGGCGTTGTGCCGGGTCTTGCGAAACCTCCGGCA